CTGGACAGGTTCCGCGATTACCTAGGGCACGAGGCCACGGTTGACGATCTTGACGATTTAACAGCGGCTAAGTTCCTGCGGTGGCGACAGGCCACCCAGCACAGCAAGTACAAGAAAATCTCGCCGGCCAGTTTGGCCAAAGATTCCGCCCACCTCCGCAGCCTGTGGACGTGGCTGGCCAAAAAACGCTGGAAACGGTCTGACGGCGAACTGGTCGAGTTCCCAGACTACGCCCGGCCTCGCGTCCCTAAGCCCGTCCCGAAGGCTTTCATGGCCGAGGAGCTCGCAAGGCTTGTCGATACCGCCCGGCACAGGAAAGGCACCGTAGCGGGCAAGCCAGCGGCTTGGTACTGGGTGACCAAGATTCTCGCCATGTTCCAAACGGGCGAGCGCATCGGTGCTGTGCTCGAGCTTCGGTGGGAGCAGGTGGATCTGGAGCAGCACACTCTCACGTTTCTGGCTGCCACCCGCAAAGGGCACAGGGAGACGATTACGCGGGCGATCACGCCGGAACTGGCCAAGATGCTGGCCATGCAGCGAGGGGCCCCCAGCGAGCGTGTGTGGCCTTGGGTGGAGGATCGTGAGTTCCTGTCCATCTACGGCAGCCTGCGTGTGCTGTGTCGCACAGCTGGTGTGCCGTACCACCCGTTTCACAGCATCCGCAAATCGACGGCCAGTTACCTCAAGAAAGCGGGTGTGTCTGCCAAGAAGCAGCTGGGGCATTCGTCAGAGGAAATGGCGGAAAACCACTACTACGACGAGGAGATCACGGGCAGGGAAAGCAACCTCGACTACCTGCCAGACATCACGCAGCGGCCCGAAGACAGGCCGGGGGCTGGGCCGGGAAAGCCAAGGTAGACCGGCAGCGTGAGCGCATGCAGCCGCCCTAGAAACATGGCAAACGCTGGATGATCACGAAGCAGATTTCGGGATCATCTGTGGCAGGCACAGGGCGAGCGACGGCAGGGAAAGGGAGTAAAACCTGCCGCCGCTCAAGCCCTGGCCTAGGCGTTCTCTTTCATAGCGAGAAGCACAAGCAGCCGCTTCCGCTCCTGCAGGAGCCGCATCACGTCGGCCGCAAGGGTGCCGCTAGTTCCAGTCCATGCGCCCTGGAACCTCCTGGCACGGTGTTCCATGTGGGCGAGATCGTCTTCTGTCAGTGGCTCAGTCGATGTAGTCATCGGCCCAATCTCCTACTACCTCAGCCGCATGCGTCAGCAGCAGGGCTGGCAGCCCAATAGCAATGGCCAGGATGGATAGGGCCCACGCGGCAGCGTTACGCATTCTTGCCCTCGTCAAAGAGCACGATCGCCAGCAGGCTATACGCCGAGAGATCCAGCAGCGTGTCACGCACGCCCTCGTGGACGAGCCGCCCGGTGCGGCAGTACGTCTTGAGCCGCTGCACCTTGTCGGCCACGCGAACCATGCAGCCACGCCAGGCTTCGATGCCGACGAACTCAGCGCCTTGGCGGATGTTGGCTAGCGGGTCAGACTCCGAGCCGTAGTCCTGGCTCTTGGAAAGGTGCAGCTGCCGCAACTCCTCGAGCAACTCCAGAAACGGGAGCGAGCCGGGCCGCTGCTCGTGCGTGATGCCGTCGCCGGCCAGACGCTCAAGGGCTTCGTCTAGTTCGTCCTGCGACAGGCCAGCCCGGTGCAGGTGGTGCTCGTGGATGTCTTGCTGGTATGAAACCTCTGCCAAAGTTTCTTCTGGCGTAGGTTGCGTTTCCTCGGTACTTGCGACAAAGCACCTAGGTTTTGTCGCCGCCTGCGACACGCCATACCATTCCTCATGCGGCTTGCCAGCGGCTTGGTTCTCGCGGCGAACCTGCACGGCAGCACGCAGCAACTCGTTGGCGTCTTCAATCGTGGTCGTCATTGTCGTCCCTTGGTGAATCGTGGAATGATGCCCGCAACTCCGTATGGTCTACATTCCAACGCAAGAGCATCCACCAGCCTCCAAGCGGCCTGCTGATCATGCCCTTCTCAACAGCCCAACCGTCGCTCAAAGATTCCTGCTTGTAGGCCGCACTTCGCACCAAGTGGATAGGCCGCACCCGCACGAGCCCATTAGGCGAGAGCCGTTGCCGGCTGGCCTCAATGAGCGTCCGCTGGTGGACGTGCCCGGCGTGTACGCAGTCAGCGTCCACGTCTGTCAGATACCGGCTGTAGTCGATGACGCCGCGAGTCACCGGGCCACCGCCGCCGTAGCCGTGGTGGTACCAAAGTCGGTACAGGGCCGTGCTCGTCTTGCTGGCGCTGGCTCGAAACATCACCCAGCCCGAGTAGCCTGCGGCCCTGCACTTGCTGCCACGCACCCGCAGCTGCTCAACGAGCCGCGTGGTCAAGCACGTCTCCATCCGCTTCCGCACAGCCGTCTCGTGGTTGCCCGGCGTTATCAGCGCCATCTGCTCGCGGTACGGCTCGAGGTACTCGGCGCACTGCGTAACGATGTCATCGTAGTAGTTGCCCTTTTGGAACTCGGGCCGCACGTCCCACTTGCCATTCGATCGCGGGTCGTACTTCCCGCCCATCGCATCGAAGTGGTCGCCAATGGAAAGCACTGCGGCGTTGAGCTCACGGGCTTTCGTGAGATCAGCGGACAACTTCTCGCGGTTGCACTTCACCGAGTCCCAGTGCCAATCGCTGGAGAGCAGCACCCACAGACGTGTCTGGAAGTCAATGCGGGTGACGCTGCCATCTAAGCTCGTGACGTTCCAGGCGTCGCTCGCGTTCTTGCGGCGGAATGTGCCAGCACTACGGCCCATCGTTCACCTCGCGGAAGTTCAGCGCATAGAGAACCTTGGCAATGTCCTTGCCTGCCTGCTCGACGTGCTCTTCGCTGGCGGTAGGAAAAAGCGCATGGAGCAGCTCGTGCGTCAGGATCGTGAGCTTGTGCCGGCCCTTGAGTCCGCTGTGAATCAAGATCCTTGGCCGCTTGCTCTTCTGGCTGTACGTGTAGCCGTACGCCTGGCCCTTGAGATCAGTGAACCGGACGAGCCACCGCTCGTCGCCGTTTAACGTGAAAACGTGATCGTCTGCCACGGCTCGCCCTTTCGCTTACCACCGTAGCGAGGGCGTCAACCGACAGCCCTGCGACACGCGAGAAGCACCAGCTGCCTGGCAGCGATGTCAGACCACGGCAGGATCGTGTTTCGCTTGGCGTGCTCTGCCCGCATGACGCCAAGAATCTCAGCCATGCCCTCGTCAGATCTGCACCACTCTGGGCCACGCTCATCCATGGTCTGGGCCATCGCGTTACATGAGCACGTCGGCGTGGACTCGATGCCGAGCCAGTCCTTGAGGATCGCCTTGAGCTCACGGCCTGGACGAACGGACGGATCAGGCTGAGCAATGCCTAGCTCCACAAGCATTGCCTTGGCAGCGTCCATCGCGCCGACTGGCATCGTGTAACCATCGCGGGCCACTCGCGGATAGGCGGCGTGGTCAACGTCTACCTCAAAGAATCCGCCACCGAGATCCTGCGTCAGGCACGGGCGGATCTCGTCTAGCGTGTAGCCACGCTGGACGGCGCGGAACGCAACGTCAAAGACGCGGAGCTTCATGGAGCGATGATCATCTCTACCGTAAATGAGTTACTAAACGGACTGGAGCACCAAGCGTAGTAGTTGCTATCAAGCGCAATGGTAGCTTGTTTTCTGCACAGACTTAAAGTAACGCCGCTGAAGTTTTGCGCTATGACGTAGAAGCCAGTTGACGGATAAGTTCCGGTGAAAAAGAAAGACAGGTTTGCGTCAAACGACGCGCAATTTGGTTGGCCAAAACCGCTTTGCGTGCTGCCAAAAAAGTTGGCGTTGAACGAGCGAGATGAGGCATCAAAAGGTTCTGACGCAAGTGGGACTTGGCACGAAAAGCTTGCACCGCCCTCCGCATATGATCCAGCACCATACAATCCACCGCCTTGTGGAAACCATTCGCCAGTCACGGCGGTAAGTCCATCCCAATCAACCGCAAAACTGATTTTGTTGATTGCAATCGCAGTGCTAGGCACCGCCGCAATGTTTCCCGTGCAGTCTTGAGCAGACTGCACGACTGTGACATTGTTGCCAACGCAGCAGCACTGCGGGCCTTGAACGCAGCACGGGCAAACCATCAAGGCACCCGCAGTCGTAGGTAGGCTGACGTGGCCGTTGCCGTGATGAGCGTGATGCGTGCCGTGCTCGGCGTCTGGCTGACGGTGATTCCGCAGGTGTTCGTGTTCAGCGTCGCTGCAATTGCGATGCTCACAAGGTTTGTGCCGTTCTGCGTCTGCGTCACGAATACTGCCGTTGGCCCTTCCAACTTCGGCACAACGAGCCACCAGTTGGTGCCCTCTCGCCCAACGAGGCAGTCCTCGTTGACGTAGCCGGGCAGAGCGATTGGCCACGATAGATTCATCACGTTCGCGGTAGCAGTCGGGGCGTACTTGAACGTCACCGTCTTGACGCTGCCAATCGGCCACGCGCCCGAGAACGTCGCGGCCCGCACCTGCTTCGGGTGCCTATCCGATAACCGCCTATCAAACGTCAGCGGCGACGCAGCCGCCGGCGTAAGCTCGGTCTGGCGAACGACGCGAGCCACCCGCTCGGCGCTTTCCCGAGTGAACTGCACCGCGTCAAAAGGTTTCTTCTGGCGTGCCATGCGTCAGGTTGGCGGCGTACCGAAGAGCGTGGAGAAGTTGGCTTCTGCGTTGACGCGGAAATCGTGGATGAATGGAAAGCTTGAAGACTGTGCGCCTTCTCCGTTGAGTGCGACAGGATTTGCGGACGCTACCCACTCGCCATTCTGGAAATCGAAAACCATTGCGCGCCGCTTCTGTCCGCTCGCAGCGTCTATGAAGTTCCAGCCGATGTCAGGTATGCGTAGGTTCCACTTGCTCTCTCGGTAGACAAGCTCGCAGGTGGCTGCCCAGTAGTAGTAGGTGACGTTGTTGTACGACTCGACGGTGTACGTGGCGTTGACGCCAGCAACTTTCCACGAGTGAGCAGGGCAGCCGAAGTAATCGCCGCTGTTCACTTTGTTCGTGGCCTGCATCTGGGCCGCAGGAAAGTTGGTGTAGTTCTTCTTGATCGTGGCCCTGACGATCTGCTCCTCAGTCGTGAGCCCCTCAAAGTAGTCCTTGGCAGAGTTCACCAGCGGCCTGCGTGTCGTGCCGTCCCAGTAGTAAAAGGCTGGCACCTGGGCAGGCTCTGCAGCGAATGTCCATTCTGCGTCCCTGTCGGTAGGGCTTTCCAAGTCGTTTGGCATGAGCAGCCCGTACTCGGCAACCACTTGGACGTGGTATGGCGAGTCAGAATGCCGCTCCGTAATCGACAGCTTCCGCAGCCCCAAGAAGCTAAGCGACGGGTGCAGGGCCCCCCAGTTGTCGAGCGATAGAGTCGAGATGATTTCCGTTTCTGTGGGCGGGTTGTTCTCTAGCGTGGTATCGGCAAGCGTAAGCACGAACGTGCGGGTGGCCGTAGTGGTGCCACGCACTTCGCCTTCTGTCGTGCGTGCAAGCTCACGCCATGACTGTATGGGCACTAGATGCCTCCCACGTCAGCGTAGCCAACGATGGCGACTGGCTGGTTGAAGTAGTTGCTAGACGCTTGGCCGATGCCTAAAGCGATCTTCTCAAGCAGCTTCGTCTGCAGCCGCTGCTGAATCAGTGCGGGATCTTGGGCGGCCGCTCCGAGTTGCAGCACAAGGTTGGCACTCTCGGTGTTGCGGATGTCGGCCACCTTGATGGACTGATCGCCAAGCGTGTTGAGTTTGCGGAGGCGTTCTTCCTGCCGCTTCGCTTCAGCCTCGGCGGCCTTACGCTGCTCCTCAAAGATGCGGGCCTGCTCCTGGGCGTACTGCTGCTGGGCCTGCTGCTGCTGTTGCTGGTACGCCGTCAGGGCAGTCTGCTGCTGTTTCCGATATTCGTCTTGGGCTTCCAGCAGGTCGGCGTTCTGCTGGTTCTGCCTTGCGACGGCATCTTTCTCGTCCTGTTCCTTTTGTTTCTTTACGTCTTCCAGGTGCTCAAGCTCAGCATTGAAGAGCTCCTGCTGCCGCTGCACTTCGGCGTTAAACGCTTCGGCATTCAGAATGCCGTCCCGTGCCTGCTCTTGAGCGGCAGCGATGCCTTCCTGCAGACGCAGGGCTGCGTCAAATCCTGCCTGCCCAAACTCCTGAGACTTGGCAATCAGTTGGCTGATGTTCTGGTCAACCGACTGGAAGGCAGCGTTGAACCCAGCACCGAAGCCCTGCTCGAGGGCCTGCTGCTCGTCCTCTAGCTTCGCCGTCAGTTGGTCGAGTTCCGCCTGCCTCGCAGCAGCTGCGTCGGCGTCGGCCTGATTGTTGGCTGCTCGTGCTGCGGCGAGTTGCTCGGAGACGCGGGCCTGCTCACGCTGCACGGTAAGCAAGTCGTTTTCGATTCTGGCCCCCTCGTCCTTCGTCTCAAGCAACTGGTCAAGCCGCTTGCGGTCTGCGTCGGCCTGGGCCAAAGCGGCATCGGCAGCCTCCTGCCTCTTCGCCAGTTCCTTATCCAGCTCGGCGTTCACGTTCTCCATGAATCCGTTCATGATCTCAATCTGGTCCGCAGTCAGCCCGCCCGCCTCTGCCATCTGCTGGAACGTCTCAACAGTCGCCATGGACTGCTGCAGGAATACGGACGCCTCGTCGCCCGCAGTCTCAAGAAACTGCTGCAGCCGCTCTTCGGTGTCGCCAAGGTTGAGCTCAACTTGAACTTCTGGGCGGCGTGCGTTCTCAATCTCTGAACGCAGGCCGCTGAGGTACTGCGATGCCGCGCCCTGTCCTGCCTGCTGTGCGTTGCCGTCGCCGCCGGTGAAGATGCTGTTGAACGTGTTGGCAGCGTTCGCTGCTGCTGCCTCCATCTCGCGGGCGTTTCTGTCTGCCGACTCCTGCGACGCCGCCGCCAGCCCTGCGCCAAACTGCTCAAGATCGTCGCTGACGTAACTACCGAGAGCCTCAACGATTTTGCCGAACCCCATCAGCAGAACGTCGATGCCGATCTGAATGGCATTGAACGCAACCCGGATGCCTTCGGATGCTGCGAGCAGAATCTTGCTCGTTACATCGAAAACGTCTGCGGCAAAAGAAAACGTCTCGCCAAGGCTTCCAAAGTTCGCAACGAACTCATCGAAGATTTTTGCGAAATACTCAGCGCCTTGCAGCAGCACATCCGTGATGGCGTTGGCAATGCCAGTGCCGCCCTCGCCCTGGGCACCGCTCCAGCTTTCCACGAACTGCAGAAACTGATTGGTCACGTCAGTGACTGCTGGCGCGAGGTTGCCAATCACCTGCCCAACGATGCCTTCAATGGTGGCTCGCACCAAGTCGAAGGCGTCGTTCATGTCAGCGACGTTGTTGACCTGCGTCTCGCTGACGATGATGCCGAGCCGCTCAGCCCTGGCCTTGAGCTCCTCGAGGCTTGCGGCCCCCTCACGGAACAGCGGAGCCAGAGCAGCGCCCTGCTTGCCAAAGATCTCAACCGCAGCAGCTGCACGATCGGCAGCCGTTGGTAGTTGAGAGATGGCGTTGCCGATGGCCGAGAACTGGTCTTCCGGAGCAAGGGCCCTGAGCTCAGCAACCGAAAGGTTGATTCCTCTGAGCGACTTGTCGAGCGCGTCGCCAGGCGTGGCCTTCCCGATGTTCACTGCCAACTTCTGAACCGCTGCCCCGAACTGCTCGGTATCCACGCCGGCCAGCTTGGCCGCGAGCGAGTAGCCCTGCAACGCTTCAACGCCGATGCCAGTACGGGCCGAGAAGTCATTGAGCGTATCGACAGACGAGTTGACGCTTGAGACGAGGGACGTGACGCGTGAGCCAATATCTTGAAAGACGTTCCCGATGGCCGAGAGCCCGTCTAAGAACAGGCGGCCAATCTCGATGCCGGCAAGAATCTTTGTATTCCTGGCAAGAGACTCCATGCTCTTGTCGGTCTTGTCCACGGCAGTGGAAGTCTTGTCGAGATCGCCCTTGGCCTTTTCTAGAGCACGGTTGTACGTCTCTTGCGAGATGCGGCCGGCTCGCACCTGATCGTCAAGTTCTTCAACGGTCCTGCTGTACTTCTCTGCCGGCGAGATGTTGGCTTCTGTGATCTGGGCCGCACGCTTGAGGGCCGCAGCCTCCTTGGTGATTGCGTCGCTGAGGTCTTCATACCTAGAGGCAAACTCGTGGGCAGTGATTTCACCACGCTTGAGGCTGTCCGCCAAGTCGGCCATCGACTTGGACGCATTGAACTGAGCGTTGGCAGCGGCAGCACTAGTGCCGGCGAACTCGTCAAAAACGCTTGTGGCCTTAGACGCTTGGCCAGCCAACTTCTCCAACGCCCGCTCAGCCGGCGTCAGGTTCTTCACCACGCCAGAGGCGTCGGCGTCTACCTTGAGCGCGAGTGAGAGGATTGTGGCCATGGCTTAGTCGGGGAATGCCAGGAGCTTTTGCAACTCCCGCTTCATCTCGTCTGCGTGCTGGGGTGGTTTCTCAATCGGGTTGAAATCGTCCGCTTTCGGTGCCTTGCCTTGCTGGGAGTACGGTGCAAGCACGGCACTCGTCAGCAAGCCCGTCTGCCGCCATGGATCAGGAAGAGCGTGGAAGTGGCGGGTAAACGCAATCCACTCCGTGAGCTCTTGCGAATCCATGCGGCGAGACAGTTCCCTCACCGTCATCCCCAAGTGCCCCGCCAGACGAAACAGGAAACGCCTCGTCGGGCGGACGCTCAGTTTTTTGCGAGTTCCTCCACGTCTGTCTCGGTCATGTTGTTGTGCTTGAGTGCCTTCTCAAAGAGCTTGGACACGATGGCCGCTGACTTCTTCGCCAGCTGCTCGATGCCGGCCTCGTCAAACAGACGCTCGCCGCTCTCGGGATGGCACAGGCAGCGGGCCAGATACTTCGTCCGGAAGTTGTCGATGCCAGTCTCCTTTTTGCCCACCCACTCCTTTTCGTAGCTGTCACGCTCTTCGACTGTCATGACGCGAACGCCGAGCACGAGCGGCTTGCCGTCTGCGCCCTTCCATTCGCGCACCGTCACTTTGAGGATCGGCAAGTCATCGGCGTCAAGGATCTGCTTGGCAAGGTCTGCAACGCTGAGGCTCATGGTTTCTCCTAGCCTTGGACTCGTAGCGTGACTGCGTATCGCGTCACGTCATTGACCACGCCAGCCATGGTGAACTTTTCAAGCACGGCCTTGCCCGAGTAAGCAAGCCCGCCACCAGTGATAGTGACTTGGGCACGCTTGCCGTAGTTGGCCGTGGAGATGTTCGCCGTGGTTAGGCACTTCATCTCTATAGTGCCAATGTCAAGCGTCCACGTACTGGCGCGAGCCAATGGAAGAGCACCGCCGTGCGTTACGGAGATTTCCGTAACCTCACCAAAGTTCACGCTGTTCCACGTAGCCGTGACGCCCGCTGAATAGTTCGCCATGACGGTCCTCCGTCTGGCTTACCGCTCGAGCTTGATCGTGGCCTGGCCTCGGATAGCGTCCTGCGTCGCAAGCGTCAGCGTTGAACTTGTGACCGTGCCGACTTTGCTGCTCACGCCAGAGAGTGCTGTACCGCCGATGGTGAGCACAAAAGAGCCAGTGCTCTTGTCAGCAATGAAAGTCTTGCCGATGTAGTCAAACGTCACGCTGCGGCCAGTTTCGCCAGAGGCCGCGCCAGCAAGCGGAAGATCAAGAGTCTTAGCGGTTTCGCCGGCAGTCTGGCCGAGATGCGAAACGGCAATCTTGTCATCGGCGGCAGTTGGGTCGGTGGCGCTGACCACCACGCTGGTGACGGTGTAGGCCGTGCCGCCAAAGGTAAGGACTGTGCCCGAACCATCATGCGGAGTTTCGAAGGGCATCTGCTAAGTCTCCTGCCAGAGGATTGAGAACGATTGCGTCACCTGATAAACGGGCGGCAGGTCACCGCCGGCGAGTTGTACGAAGCCGTCAGACTCAGTTTCGAGGCTCACGTTCCGAACGCTTACGTAGTCTGTCACTTGCCCGCCCCATCCATCCAGAACTGAACGGATTCTGTCGGCGGCCTCGCGGGCCTCTTCGTATGTGGTTGAGAACACGTCCACCGCCAACTGCACAGACGTAGCACCCGTCGGGCCCGAGAGCCCTTGCGAGCGGGTCACGCCCGTGCGACGCCACGTAGCAAACGGCAGGGACGCAGACGCCGGTGCGATCACGGGCCAGATACGCTGGCCAAGAATCATGGCCACGGCGGGATCTTCAACGAGTGCTCGAGCAGCTGCCTGCTCTGGTGACTTCAGCACGGCTAGCCTCCGGCCTGGATGGTGGCACCAGTCACGCTGCCGGTGCTGGTGTACGTGAGCGCCTCCAAGGCACGCTCTAGCGAAATCCGTAGTTCTGACGTGAGCCGCTGAGCCACCTTGCCCTGGTACTCGTTCCAAGTCTTTCGCAGCGGCGGCTCACCGCTGCCGCCAGGATTCATGGCAGGAATCACGATTGGCGTCTTGGACTTTCGGAAAAACGCATTCGGGTAGGCAGGGTCTGTCTGCACCCGCCCGCCTGTTCCCTTGGCAATCTTGAATGGCCCGAGTTTGATGTAAGACGATGCTATGTAAGCGTTCTGCCCTTTGACTTCGTGGGATTTAATGCTGGCGACTTTGCCAGACTTCATCGTTCTCTGGTGGGCCTTACGCTGATACTTCTTGTTTGAGAGCTTGGCAATCACTCGTTGCTTGGTGCCGAACTCAAGCCACCACTGATGAAACGCACGGTCAGGGCCAGCCTGCACCGTGCCGCCGGCGGCGCTCTTTGATTTGCCTTCGCCTGCCCTGTTGTAGCCAAGCAAGCCCACAGCCACGCCGCTATTCTTGTACTTCACGATCTTCATATTCACGGCACGCTTGAGGTTGCCAGTAGGCCCTACTGGCGTGTTCTCTCGCAGCCGCAGCTTTGCCGGTTCCAGCGCCTTCTCCAAAGCATCGCCAAGAGTGTCGGCAAGCCCTTGGTTGTCGAAGACTTTGCCGAGCGACTCCTGCAGCCGCAGAAGCTCGGACGTGTCAAGCGAAAGGCTGACGCCAGCAACGGCCATCTAGGCGGCCTCCTGGCAGACGAGCTCGTGCTCACTACGGTTCCCGTGCTCGAGCAGGCTGACGATCTCCAGCGTGCGGCCACGCCAGACGATCCGCATGGATTGCGTCAGCCCGTCGAGCCACCGCATGCGGACGCGGTGCGAAACCTCAATCTGCTGCTGCCCGTACTGCAGAAGCTCGCGGGAAGAGACGCCTTCTACGCTGGCCCATCGCTCAGCGAACGTGGCCCACGAGAGCACGGTTTCCCCAAGAGCGTTCCGAGACTCGGAAGCCTGCTGCACCGTCACGCGCTCGCGGAGGCTGCCGGCGTCAATCATGTGCCATACATCGCAATGGTGTAGGAGGACGTGCCTGATTGCGATCGCACTGTCGGAAGTTGCCCAGCGTCGTCAAAATCACCAGTGGCGTTGGAAACAACGGTTAACGAGTTTGCGTCCACGGTCACAGACGGATTATTCACAATTAAGACAGCAGGTCCGGACTTAATCACGAAGCGCTGAATCTCAAAGAACGAAACAAACGCGCCGCTCGCGTCCCTGTAGGCTGTCGGCGCGACTTGGATAGTCACGGCACTAGTGCCAACCGTGCCGCTCACGATAGCCACCTTGCCAGTGGTGTAGGCCCGCGAGTCCTGCAGGCTCGTTACCTTGAGCGATGCCGTGCCGTCCTTGTCGTGAAACAGGCAATCGACGTTGATTCGTCCTTCAAGGCTCATTGGTAGCTGCCCCATTTCTGCGACGAGAGAAGAGATTCCACAGCAAACTCCAGCGGCTTGCTGATGCTGCCCACGAGCACCGTGCTGCGGTTCTCATACCAGAAGCCCACAAGCATGAGGCAGGCGTGGCGGACGGAAGCAGGCACACTTGAGCCGGCGGCCCCGTAGCCGGCCCACCACGTCACGCTGATGGCGTTGTCGTCCATCAAGTGGGGCGGCCACGTCTGGCCGTACAAAGTCTTCACCGCCCCTGGCGTGCTACTGCGGTCCACGCGGTAGCTGGCCGTGGAATAGGTGGCTGTCGTGCCGTTCTCGTAGGTGAACGTCAGTGCCACTGCCGTAGTCGTGCCGGCCGTAGCCATGGGCGGCCGTGGTAGCTCAATGTCATGGGTGCCATCTGGCGGGAACGAGTCGAACCGCATCACCCACTGCGTATTGACCAGCGTGCGATCTAGGTACTGCTCGCACCACTCGCGGGCCGCCGTGATCAGCGTGCCGATGTAGGCGTCGTCGCCGCTCGTATCAACACGCAGGTGGGCCTTGGCTTCCGCGAGCGTAACGGGCTCAACGGCTGGCGGCGTCTGTCGAGTCAGGCTTCGATACTGCACGGCGGCCTCTTCGCTTTGGGGTGGCGTCTGCGGTTTCTGCGTCGCGCTCAAGGGCGGCCGTTTCGATCAGCGTCGGCTGGTTGTCTTCTACAGCGACACGTTGAGCGAGCAGCTGCGTAGCCAAGCCGCCGGAGATCTCCACCGTCTGCCCCTTGCGGTAGCCACGCCCCGCGCGGGTAAACATAATCTTCGGCATCAGCCCACACTCCATGCAGATTCTGGCGGCTTCCCCGTGTTCGTGAACTCGGTAGTCCACTGAAAAACAGGGGCATTAAGGTGTTTGCCGGGCCACGTCACCACGTACTCACCGTGGCCTAAAACGACACGCGGCGAGACGAAGACGCGGTTGCCGCTGTCTCGCCAGTTTCTCCACCACCAGATATCTGGATCTGTGCGGCCATCGTTCCACGAGCCTTGCGGGTCTGGCTTGCTCCAGAACCACGGTTTCTTTGTTCGCTTTAGAGCCGCCGTGCTGATGACGGTGCAGCCGAAGTGTGCCGTATCCACTTCCTGCACGGGCTCGGCAAACCACTCTCGTGGAACCTGCGTGTGGCCATCATCTGGCGGATTGTCCAGCGTGCCCTTGAGCGTGAGCATGGGGCGGCCGTCTTCGCGTTTCGTCTGCATGCCAGTGATGGCGTCACATTGAAACGTCATGGCCATGGCGAACAGCTGCTCAACGTCCTGCTTGGTGAAAAAGGTGTCGTAGTCGATGGCCAGCAGGTACTCGCACGAGTCGATGAACTGCTCCATCACGCGGGTGTTTACCTGATCCCAGAACGCACCCGTGCCCATAGTGGGGCGAATGCCGAGCGGCATCAGGGCCTGGGCCCAGGCGAAGTGATTGGCCGTGAACGAAAGCCGTGGCATGGAGAGCACGGCCTCCACTCGGATGTCAACTTCGGTGCCACCTACCTTGACGAGCATGGTGCCTCAAGAAAGAGAGCGGGCGGCCCCGTCGTGGAAGCCGCCCGCTCAAGATTGCACACTCGTCAAGCCGTCAGGCTCACGCACCCACGAGGCCGATCATCGGGCCGGCCACGGTGTCGGTGCCCAGGTTCGCGTGCGTGATGGCGACGCGAGCCACTGCCCGAATCACGGTCTGATCCGACAGGAAGTTCACCTGATCGCTGCTGGCGATCTCGATGGCCTGGCGGATGCCGTAGTAGCTCGAGTTCGCCATGTTCCCGTACAGGGCCATGATCGCACCCGTCGAGTCCGCACCGCTCGGGAGCCGGTCGGTGAGAACCACTTCCGAGCCAAGGAACGTCGGACCCATGCCCTGCGACAGACCCACCGACCCGCCCTGGGCGAGGTCGAGGTTCTGCATGCACGCCGCGAAGAAGAACGGCGAGCAGAACCACTTGGCACCCGCACGCGAGTGCTGCGGAACCCTGGCCATCATGGCCAGCAGGTTGGCCTTGGTCACCTCGTCGGGCGTGTCACCGGCAGCCGTCACGAGCGAGGCGGCGTAGGTGGCAGCAGACGCCGCCAGCAGGCCGCCCGTGTAGGTCGTGACGAGCCCGGCAACCGCTGGAGCGTTGCTCGGGTTGCCGCTCCACGCAGCCTCTTCCACGGCGTTGGAGAGCGTCAAAGCCAGCTCGGCAGCGATCCAGTCTGCGATCGACACGATCGAGTCCTGCAGGAGCTCGCTGGCAATCGTCACCGCGCCCGTGACCTTCTTCGCAGTCAGGGTGACCTGATTGGAAGTCGGGTCGCTGGCAGTGATGGCAGCGTTCTCAGAAACCCAATAGCCGGTGGTTCCGGCGGTTCTGCGAGGAAAGAGCAGCACGTCGCTCGGCATCACCACGTTCGTGGCGTTCTGAGCAAAGGCCGAGTACTGATCCACGAGTCGGATCACGGTCGAGGAGAGCACGTCAGGCACGAAGGCCGCACCCGTGGTGCTGCCGGTCGAGCCCTGAGCACGAGCCTCAATGCCGTGGTCTTGGCACCACCGCTTCGCGTCGGCGTCGCCGCTCTTGGCCTTAAACCACATGCCCGCCGAGTAGGCGTCGCGGGCGTTCTCGAACGCACGGAGCCGGCCCGAGAACGGCACCGCCTCAATGCGGACTTTCTCGCTACGCTCTTCGGTCACTTCGGGAGCCGGCGTGCAGCGGTCAACCACGCTGCGGAGATTCTTGGCCGACTCGACCACCGACTTCTCAAAGTCGATCCGCTTGGCCAGCTTGCCGGCCTCGGTGTTCATCGCCTCGAGCTCAAGATCGCGCTCGGCAATCTTGTCGGCATCGGTGCTCTCGATCGCACGCACGGCGTCGATACGGTTGGCGAGGTTTACGGCCTCGTCCTGCAGCTTCTTGAGGTTGTCCACGTGGTATATCTCCGCCGGCGGTATTGCCGATGGATTCCACTGTGCCTCTAGCGTGCCGGCCTCTTGCAGAACCGGACTTCCGAATGTGTTGTTTTTACAAACACGACAGCACGAGCGCCGCATCGCGGGCAACGCAAATACTGCTGGCGCTCTTCGCCACACGGGCGAGAAGAACGGCACCGCAACTTCTCGCCGCAGGTGCAGCGGGCCTCAGACATTCTTGAGCCTTAAGGTGGCAGCCCAGGCGGCGGCGACGCCCCGCAAGGCCGAACGCGAACTAACCGCCCGAACTGCCGGCTCGCTGGCGGACTGCGATGCAATCCATGCCTCATAGGAACGCATGGCGACGCTGGCGGACGTTGACGGGTACGCAGGCGTAAGCACTGGGCCAACGTCGTACAGGCCGCTCACCTCGCGGATCTGGCGGATGGCTTGGCCGTTCTCGCCAGTGCGGAACGCTTCACCGTCTTTGCCAACCGTGAACGCGAATGAACTGCCAGCAACGTCCTTGCGGGCGATGAGCTCAAGTACATCGGCACGGCTCACGGGTGGAGTAACCACGTACCGCAGGCCCTTGCTGTCGCTCGTGAGTTCCAGTGTGCCGCTCGAGGTGCGACCGAGCACGATGTTGCTGTCATGGTTGAACAGTGCCACAACGTCCTGCTTGCCACGCTGGCGGTTGAGCACCTTGTCAAAAGCGCCGGGCAGGATTTCTTCCTTGAAACCGCCTAGGTCAAGGCTCATGCGGTTGTAGACGGCGGCGTAACCGATGATGGCTGCCCGGCCGTCAGCACGCTGCTCAACGATGAGCTCGTCCGTATCTTCAAAGGCGAAGTCGCGTCGCTCAAGTTCCATCTGGCGTGTCCTCCTGGGCAGTAGTCGTGTCTTCGGCATCGTCTTCTGGCGTGCCGCCCGCTGGCTCGCCCGCCTTCTCCAGCGTGGTCATGTTCAACTGAATAAAGTGCTGATCGCCTTGCGGGCCGATCGGGTTGAGGTTCTCAAGCTCACGAATCTCGTTCACCGTCATCCAGCCATTCTGCAGGGCCGAAACGTAATAAGCAGACCGGCTTGCGTGGTCTCCACGAAGCAGGCCACTGACGCTGTGCTCAGCGAAGTACTTCTCGTCATCTACGATCAAGTCGCGGCTGATGGCCGCTTCCCACCGCTTCAAGTGCGGGAGCAGGCAGTGCTGCACGAACTCCGTGCCCTGCACTTCGATATTGTTGAACGTGCTGCGATCCAGCATCTGGATCATGTGGGGCGGCACGCGAAACGCCCGGCAGATCTCAACCACTTGAAAAGCCCGGCTCTCAAGCATTTGGGCTGCTTCGTTTGAGCCGCTAAGCTCGTGTGCCTTCACGCCGTTAGGCAGCACAGCTGTGCGGAAAGCCCGATCTGCACCACGGTGCATGCGTTCCCACTGCTCGCGGAGTCGCTCTGCAGCCTCAATGGGAATCGGGTTGTCGCTCTCCAGCACGATGCCGGGCCGGGCACCGTTGCCGAAGTACGTGCTGCCGTGTGCCTCAAGGGCCTGGGCCAGGCCAATGGCGTTCTGGAAAATC